GTGCGCGTAACGCACCCTGCGTGGTTTCAAACAGGCGAGGGCGCTCCTGATTTCAAGCCATCTCAACATATACACTATTCAAAAAGTGATTTAGACTATACACTAGATGTTAACAAGGTTTTCGATAACCTTTATAACGAGGAATAAAATGACCGTATCAGGCTCTAAAGATTTTGAATTAGATGTAGCAGACTACATTGAAGAGGCTTTTGAGCGTTGCGGCTTAGAAGTGCGAACAGGGTACGATTTAAAGACCGCAAAGCGCTCTTTGAACCTTTTATTTGCTGATTGGGCCAATCGTGGCCTTAATCAATGGACTATTGCGCAAAAAAACTTCACTGTAACCTCTGGAGATGGTGATGAGCCTCTAGGTGCTGACGTAATCGACATATTATCCCTTGTTGTACGTCGAAGTGGCACTGATTTCTCTTTAAGTCGCATTAGTCGTGACGAATACCTCAGTATTCCAACAAAAACCACTACAGGACGCCCTACGCAGTTTTTTGTTGATAGGCAGATAAATCCAGTGCTTAAATTGTGGCCTTTGCCCGATAATAGTACCGATGTGGTCCTTTTTGACGCCTTAATACGCATAGATGATGCCGATATTTACACCAATACTACGCAAGTTCCCTTCCGTTTTTACCCTGCTTTAGCGGCTGGTTTGGCCTATTATATCGCCTTAAAACGCGCTCCAGACCGTGTTCAAATGCTTAAAACAGTGTATGAAGAGGAGTTAAATCGTGCAATGGACGAAGATAGAGATCGTGCGTCCTTCCGCGTTGCTCCAGATTTAAGGAATTACCGATATGTCTAAATATGCCACAGGCAAATTTGCATACGGCATATCTGATCGTTCAGGGTTCCGTTATCGCCTAAGAGACATGAGAAAAGAGTGGAACGGCCTTTTAGTCGGAAAAGACGAGTGGGAGAGGAAAGAACCGCAACTTGAGCCTTTAAGAGCAGTTCCTGATGCACAATCCCTTAGAAATCCTCGCCCAGAACAGAATTTGTCTGAACAAAGGAATATTCAATATGGGTTTAATCCTGTGGGTCTTAACTTTGACTTTGGTTTAACGCCTAATAACTTAGTCGCAACTGGATCAGTTGGTAGCGTTACGGTGATAGAATCATGAGCTTTACATATGCAGAATTAAAAACAGCTATTCAGAATTATACTGAAAACACAGAGACAACCTTTGTGAATAGTCTTGATATTTTCATTAAAAACGCAGAAGAGCGAATACTAAAGATTTCTCAACTTGATGTTTTTAGAAAAAACCAAACAGGTACTCTTACTCCATATTCAGTAGACGCCGTAAACTCTAAGTTCCTTACGCTTCCTAGCGATTTTTTAGCTCCATTCAGTCTTTCTTACACTAACAGCAGTGTAAAAGAGTTTGTTTTGTTTAAAGATGTAAACTTTGTTCAGTCTTTTAACCCTAACGAGGCCACAGTTGGAACACCACGCTACTACGCTCAATATGACATAACGCACTTTATATTAGCACCAACTCCAAACGTGGCTTATCCAGTAGAGCTTCATTACTTCTATCGCCCAGCCAGTCTGACTGGTGCAGGAGACTCTGGAACAACTTGGTTAAGCATAAACGCCTCTGTTGCCCTCTTGTACGGCTCTCTGATTGAGGCTTACACGTTTATGAAGGGTGAGAACGATTTAATTCAGAACTATACTCAGAGATTCACTGAGGCTATGTCTCGTGTTAAGAACTTTGGCGAATCACAAGAAGTTACTGACGCTTACCGCACTGGTTTAATCATGAGGGAGAAAACATGATACCTAGTATGAATATTGGCCTGCCAGACGATTACAAAGTAGAGGTTCATACCTCTAACGGACGAGGCTTTACCCCTGAAGAAATTGCACAACGATGCGCAGATAAGATTGTTTCGGTTTCTGAGACTGCTCATCCTGCAATTCAACAGCAAGCCCACGCTTTTAAACAAGACATAGTTAAGCTGGTAGAATTTTATCTAGCTGATGCTGTGCAAAACGACAGAACTACTGTATATAACGCATTAACCGACGCAGGACATCCAGAGCTTGCGTCACTTATAAGGAGATTGTGACATGGCCTTTAATGGTAACTTCATGTGTACGAGCTTTAAGAAAGAGCTTCTTGAGGCCAAGCACAACTTTTTAGCGAGCGGGGGCAACACGTTTAGGTTGGCACTGTACACTAACAGTGCAACATTTACTGCGGCAACTACTGCGTACACTAGCGGTAATGAAATCAGCAACACTGCTGGTAGCGCGTATGTTGCGAAGGGTGTGGCCTTAACTAACGTGAACCCTTCAGCTTCTGGAACTACCGCATTAACAGATTTTGCTGATGCGCAATATAGTTCTGCAACATTTACGGCTCGTGGCGCTTTAATCTATAACGACACCGCATCAGGTGATCCTTCTGTGGTTGTTCTGGACTTTGGTGCGGATAAATCCGCTAGTAACGGCACATTTACTGTTGTATTTCCAACAGCGGATGCAAGTAACGCGATTATCAGGATAGCCTAATGACTGATATGGTTGTTGCCTATTTAGGGTGGAACTCTTCTAGCCAAGGTTGGAATGGTAGCACTTGGGGCAACAACGTAGCTCTGCCCGGATCGACTGCTTCTGTAGGGGCAGTTACCGTTGTAGGAACCGCCGTACAACCTGTAACGGGTTTAACTTCCACTGCATCAGTTGGCGCAGTTACCGTTACAGGAACAGCTAGTGTAGCAGTAACGGGGATAGCAGCCACAGGCTCACCCGGTGCTACTACAGTAGTAGGAACAGCAAATTTAACGCTTACAGGCGTTGCTGGAACAGGCCAAGTTGGAGATGTTAGCGCACTTGTCGTCGGTAACGCCAATGTGGATGTCACAGGTCTTTTTGCTACCGCAAGCGTAACACCGATTCAGGTTCTTGTATGGAGCGATGTTGTCCCCAACCAGAATCCGAGTTATAACCCCGTAACACCACCCTCCGCTTCTTCGTGGAACGTGGTAGAACTATAGGAATTTAAAATGGCTAGTACATATGTCAACAATTTACGCCTTGAAGAAATCGGCACTGGTGAACAGTCTGGTACTTGGGGCGATACAACAAACACTAACTTAGAAATAATTGGTCAATCAGTTGCTTGGGGAACCAGAGCAATTGCAAACGCCTCCACGGACAATATTACGATTGCCGATGGTGCGTTAGACGCAGACAGGTGCCTTGGGCTAAAGCTCACAGGCGGCGGACAAGCTTGTACTGTCACACTTCTTCCAAATACGAGTTCTAAAACTTGGTTCATGTATAACGCAACGGCTGCTGCTTTGACTTTTACCTGCGGAAGTGGCGCTAATGTAATAATTCCTGCGGGTCAAACCAAAGTTATTGCAACAGATGGTCTAGGTTCAGGGGGCGTGGTTCACGATCTTCTTACTGCGGTTAATTTAGCTGGAACAACCACTGTTGATGACTTGATAGTTAGTGACGATCTAACAGTTACTGATGATATGACCGTTGGTGGAACGCTTGGTGTGACAGGAGTATTAACAGCAACATCCTTAGACATCTCAGGCAACATAGACATAGACGGTACTACTAACCTAGACGTAGTAGATATTGACGGTGCTGTTGATATGGCCTCTACACTTACAGTTGCAGGAGTTCTTACAGGTGCATCCTTAGACATCTCAGGTAACATAGACGTAGACGGCACAACTAACTTAGATGTAGTAGACGTAGACGGAGCAGCAAACTTTGCAGCAGACGTAACTATTGCAACTGGTGCTGACATTATTACTGCTTCAGCAGGCACTGACAATGTTCGTATAGGTTTAGACGCAGGTGACTCAATAGCATCGGGTGGAATTCGCAATATTGTAATAGGAAGAAATGCAGGTACTGCGATTACTACTGCTGATTCTAATGTTGCTATCGGTTTTGACGCTCTTAAAACTGAAGATGCACATGGAAATAACGTAGCCATTGGAGCATCCGCTTTAGCTACTCAAAACGCAGGAGCAGATGGCTACAATGTAGGTATTGGTTATAACGCAGGAACAGCAGTAACCACAGGCATTCGCAACAGCCTAGTTGGCGGTCAATCTGGTGATGCCCTTAATGCAGGTTTAGACAATA